GTGCCTAAGGCGTCGGCCACAGTATTGGAAATACGCACTATGTCATGCGCAACCTGCGCGTCCACGTTTTGCCGAATGTCACCAACAAAATTATCAAAGTCCACGACATCAAATGTAGGCAGCGCAGGCGTTGCGGCAGCAGGCGTTGCGGCAGCAGGCGTATAGTGACCGCGGTTGGCAGCACCGCGAATGCCTTCTAAGTCTGTGATGAATTCTTCCATGCCATTGGCAACAAACTCACCTACATTGCCTTGGTGATTGCGATATGAATTGGCTGACGCACGCAGGCTACTGATCATTTGCTCTATATCAGATACAGTTGCGGTTTCAACTAATGCTACATCTAAAAAGTGATTAAGCGCCATTTCAAGGCGTCGAGCTGCCTCACCTGCGTTAGATGCGGCGTCACCTGCGTCAGCCACAGACGTAATGGCGTTGTCTCTTGCAGACATAATGTCATCGCGTAATGCCTGTGGCAATTCATCAGTAGGCTGCAATGGTCCACCAGGCTCGCGTCTTGCAACAACAGGAGCTTGTGTAGAGCCCTGCAAGTCTTTGGTTGCTTGGATCGTAGCCTTGATTTCATTGCCGGTTACAAACCTGGGCATACTTTGCCAATCCACCAAGTCCATGTCATTACGCTTTAGGCTTAAGTCTCTACGAATTGATGACAAATCCTGCGTGTCATAAATACCAAGATGCGTAGACAAATAGCTACCAGTGCCTGCAATCATGCTTTCATTTGCGTTGAGGTAGTCCTTAATACCATCAACGTACTCAGGGCTTACAGCGCCATTTTGATGCCCCGAGGCATAGCCAATGGAGTACTTTTGCTGGCCGTCTTGGCCAATGTGTGACCTGTGCAATTGGAAGGTAGCAACAGGCAAGCCGATATTTGCATCCCTAAAGCTTGTGATGCTATCGCCTGCAAGAATTGAGTTCACATATGACGATGTATCACGACCAGCATTAGGATTCTTTTGACCTGTCACAATGTCATAAATTGCGTCATATTTTTTCTCTTTTTTTGGAAACCATGGATTAGGCTTATTACGACCTGCACCACCGCCTTGCGCTATGCAATGATCCAAGACTGTAGTGTCTTCACTTAAGATCTTGGTCATTGTTGGAATGTCAAGACCCATGTATTGCGTAAGCTCAAGTGCTGCAACATTGCCAAAACGATTCTCAGGCTTGACATATTTATCAGTTGTAGCCTTCATCACCGTTTCAGCGTCTGTCTTATATGTCAATTGCGCTTTGGCTTTGGCTTTTTCTTCGACTATGCGAGGCTCAGCAAGTTCTTTAACAGCCTTTTCAACAGTCAAATTCTTCAACTTATCAAGAGGGATTTTACCTTCAAGCACCGAGTTGTAAAACTCAGTGACAAAGGCATCGTAGCCAAGATCTCTAAGCGCGCCACTGCCTAACGTCATGTATAACTTTTCACCAGGCTGAGCTCGAGTAACGCCTGGATAAAACTGTTTGAGACGATACTCCATGTTTTTGAGTATTGCCTCAGGAGTTCTTGGCGCAACAGCCATATCACTTCTATCTTCGTATAACTTGCCAAGTTCTAAGTTTGAAACTTCTTCCTGTAGCTTATTGCGCTCAGCAATGGCCTTATCAAGTGGGCGACTTAAGTTAGCATACTCAGGCAATTGTGCAGGATCGCGTAAGCCTTGCTGCTGCGCAATATCCCTGTATTGCTCACGTCGTGTATTGAGCTCAGTAACTTTAGCCTCGGCTTCACTAAGCTTGGCTTGCGCGGCGTGGAGTGCTGGTGCCACAGTGCCTTCAACCGGTAAGCCTTCAGCTTCACGACGATTACGAACAGTCCCAAGCTCAAGATTAGGGTCAAGGGGCTCAATCTCATGAGCCGGTTTATAAGTAACACCTGTAGAAGCTAGTCTGACTAATGGATCATTCTCAGCGCCAAAGTGCTTTTTGAAGTGATTGACAAATGGGCCTTGCAGCCAACGCCGCGCTTCTTCATCCCTTTGCATCAACTCTGTGGATGATGGCAATTGGCCATAGCCAGCTGCTATGCCCTCAGGCGTTTGCCTAAACTCATCATAGTGCTTAAGTGTGAGTTGCTTGCGCTCATCCGCGGGTGTTGAGGTCATCAATGCTTCAAAGGCGTCTTCAGGCGTAGGCGCGTCTGGGTATCGCTCCATGGCCTTGCGCTTTTCAAACTCACCAAACGCTCTTTGATCAATGCCAGGCGTATGATCCTGCATATAGTTGAGTTGCCCAGCCGCGTCATCTACAGTCATCTTAGCGCCAGTAGGTCCAAGTGTATCTTCCAAAGTTCTAAAAATTGCAGAGCCTGTAGGTAGGTAACGCGCCTCCATGCCTGCAGGCATGCCTTGTGGCACGGTCAAACTGGTGCCTGCAGGCCGTACGGCATAGGTACGAGTCTCAGGCATCAAGATCTCAGGCAACCCAGGTATGGTTGTTTTGCCCATAGCTTGACGTTGCTCAATGATACGACCTACATCCTCTGATAAGCCTTGAAGCTTGACGCCCATTGTAGGTTGACCTGTGATTGGATCTATACGCGTTATACCAGACTGCGCATTTGCAAAGTCACTAGGTATGTCGCGAACTTGGCGCCCAATGCGAGTTGCCTCAGCGCCCATGACTCTTACATCGTTCGGTGTCAAGAATGGCCGAGTCTCAAGATGTGAGACGGCCATGGGCCACATATGTGGTAGCTTGGCAGTCTCGGCAGCTTTGCCTACGCTTTCTTGGAAAGCCTCGCCCATCGGCGTTTGCAGAGGCGCTTGGAACCCCGTAGGTGTGATGGGCTCTATGGCGCTGCGTACACGAACCGCGTCTTCAGGCATGCCCAGGCCTTCGTAAATACGAGCTGCGCCTTCGGCCTGTGCGCCTTTGAGCGCTCCTGCCCAAGTTGAGAGAGCAGGTGCAATGGACATGTTGTACGCTGCACGAGGCAAGTCCTGCAAAGACTTCAACATCATGAGTGGGTTGTACTCAGTCGCCGTGCGCTTTAGGTGCTTAACTGCAGTGTTGAGTTCTTGCCTGGGCAATGCGCCGCTTGGCTCTTCATCACCAGGTATGTAATTGCCAAGCGCGTCATACGGCATATGGGTTCACCTTTCGCGGTGTATCATCCGCATAGGAATCGGATGAATCATACACCGGATCTATGTTTATGAACCCCATGTCTCGAATTACACGCAAAGCTTGTGTGACCGTGTCCACCAAGTCGTCATGCCGAGTCTCCGGGAAAGCGCAAAGCTGAGCAATAAGCGGCTCAGCCCAATCACGTGCCATGCCCTCATTCTTCAATGATTCGGGAATGTAAACGCGGCCACGTTCGATGATGGGCGCCACAATGTTAAGCCGCGTCATCTTATCCGCGTTGCCTGGGTTGTAGCCACGAACAGGCAAACCGGCGCGTTGCAGGTCTTGGATGAGCGAGATGCCAGCTGATTTGTCCTCGATCAAGATCAGGTCGACCTTCTTGCCATGCCCAAACTCGTTCTCATCCCCATAGATTGACGTGTACTCATCCATGACCTTGGGTCTGAGATCGGGATATTGCATGTACTCTTCCCAGCAGTCAATGAGCATCACGCTCATCGGCTTGTCTGGACTCGGCTTAAAGACGCCCCACACGGAGCACGCGGTCGGATCGTTCTTGGTTTTGTCGCTGGTAGCGCAGTCGTAGCTTTGCACGACGTACTCAAATCTGGGAAGCGGCTTATCGTTGGGCCAGAGCTCGAACCATTGGCGCTTCACGACGCCGGCTTCTTCAGGGTCGATGATCTCGGCGTGGATTTCTTGGCGCCCCAGCTTGGTTCCTTCGTACTGCAAGATTTGCTTTTGGAAGGTCGGAGCGAGGTTTGAGATGTTGTCGTACGTACTGGCCGTGGTAAGTATCACATCCTCACCTTCTCTGTTCACCAGATCAATGATGAGAGGCTTGGGCTTAGGCGTTGTGGTGCAGATGAGTCGAGGCTGTTGACCAAGTCGCATGCCAAAGTTGAGCATGTCCCAGCTCTCATCCAAGTAATCCCATGCAGCCAACTCATCGAGCCAGCCGCCATGGAATTGAGGGCCGCGAAACCGGTTGGGCTCAGACGCCGGGATCCCTTTGATGATGGACCCATTGATCAGCTTGATTTCGTGCAAAGACTTAATGTAGTCAGCGATGATCTCAGGCGGCATTACGTTAAGCAAACCTGAGTCACCTTCAAAGCATGTATCGCGGACGTCCGCAGATGTAGGCGCCGAGACCAGCCACCGAGTGTTTGGCTTGGACCAAGCTTCCCACCAGGTCCACTCTGACGCGCAACGCGTTTTGCCTGCGCCTCGTCCAGCCAACAACAACCATACGGCCCACCAATTGCCTTTAGGCGGAATCTGATGATTGCCGGCTTTGAGCAGCCAAGACTGTCGAGCTTTGTGCGCAGCTTGATTAGGCTTTGGCAACTTGCTGAGATCAGGACCCTTACGAATCCGCTCAGCAAACTCGTCAATCTTCGCTGGACTCAGCATTGCTTTGCCTTGCGCTTAGCAAATCATCAAGCAACGATTGCGAGAAATCATGCACGTGGTCCATCTCAATAGGCCCACCATCTTTGCCGGTGACTTCAACTTTGGAACGCTCACTGTATTCGCCAGGAAAGCGTGCAGCCATGGATCGCGACCAGAGTCCTGTGTTGAGCTTCACGCCACCCGGCGCTTCTTGCATGTGATTGTCAGCAAGCTCTTCCCAGTATGCAAGCGCCAAAGCACGTGCTTCTCTCATGGCTGCTTGAAATTCTGGTTGACCTTGCTCCCATGCTTGGAACGTGGAGTACGGAACGCCGGTTGCTGCGAACATTTGAGCGCGGCTTTTGCCCTGCCGACCAAGCTCAATGACAATGTCGCAATACTTCGGGTCGTACTTAGTTGGACGCCCAAGGAACTTTCCATTTCCTTTTGGCGAGGGAGTTTTGGTAGTCATGGTCGAGATTGTACAAAAATTTTTGCAAAAGTGTAGATAATTTTAAGCCGCCCTCACTATCACGTTGAGTTACAAAAAAAGTTACAACCCACTCGAAAACTATTATAGAGAACGTATATATATAATAAAAATATAATTTTTAAATTCTGTAATTTATGTAACTTTGTATTTTGCATTTCAAATCAATCACTTAGCGGATAACAAAATTACCCCAAGTTACACAATTATCACGCATTTTGTTCAATTTCATGCTTGATAGCACGTGCAGTGCTGTCCGCGATCGACGTGAAATCGGTCATGTTACTAATTTTCTTCCCAGACTTTGTAACTACAAATAAGACGTATCGATGGCTTTTCCCTTCATATCGAATGACTTTTTGCGGGTCCAAGTCCCCATGGCTTTGCAGTGCTTTCTTGATGTATTGCGCCTTGGGCCTGATGTCATGGCCCCATCGCTCACTTAAGATTGCAAGTTGGTTAGACGTAAAAGCTGCCACGCCGCCAAGCTCCGACATAACCCAATCGGAGAGCTCGGACGCAAAAGACTCCATGGGTGTTTTGCTCAGCGCGATGGCAATGTCCTTGTACTGAGTCTTTGGCGCCGGCGCGTAAGGGTCAAACTTACTAATATCACGATTCATGTACCAGTTAAGCACAGCGGCAAAGCCGGCCCCGTTGTTTGCTCGAGCCCACTTCATCATTTTGCCAACACGCTCCAAAATGTCCAGCGGGTTGAAGGTGGGGCATTTATAGATGGCCTCGCGGCGACTGCTTGCTCCCATATGCGTAATGTAAGGCTTATTGGATGTAAAGACATAGTTGATGTAGTTCTTTATAGTGTATTGAGCTCCATACTTGTTGTTGATGGTGATTTCTTTGCCCGTGATTAGGTTCTTCAGCTTGGCACTATGATCATCCCTGTCCGAGCTTGGCTCATTGACAACGACGAAGACCTTGCCTCGCATAGTGCCATTGAAGTTGCCAAATAGGTCATCGGGGCCAAGTGTTGTAGCTGGCGCAGCGTCTCCCATGCCTAGCATCTCAGCGATGAACTCCGGAATCGCCGATTTGCCCATACCTTCCATGTCATGGATGAATTGGGGTGTGGTGTTATTCCGTCGCCACGGGAATTGGATGACATTGGCCACCCAGTCATGCCAATACTCCTCAAAGTGGGGCTCGGCCTGAAAGAAATACTTGCAAAAGTCCAGGTACAGCCCAGGATCGCCTGGGATAGGCTCATGGGCCCATGGCTTAAAGAGGTTATAGCACTTATTAGGCGTGATTTGCATGCCCTGGTACTCGGGATACATGCCTACCTGCTCAAGCTTACAGCATCTTGGCCATTTCTTATACTCGTCAATCAGTGGGATGTCTTTGCTGCTGGTTTGCCCATTAGGCTTATTGGTGATCTGGATGAAGTAATGCTGCGCAGAGTCGATCTTGGCCTTGTTCCACGGGAGAATCAGCCCATCTTTGAGCCGGATCACATCACCGTTGTACAAAGCGTAGAGGGTCTTGAATTCATAAAGCTTGGTCTCCAAGGTGTCTATACCGGTCATCACCGTAGAGGTCGTTGAGAGGACTTGGCCCAGGTCTCCACCACCTTGCAAATGGTCATCTATGGCGTACTTGGTTCCCTTTCCCTGCCCAAACTTGCCAACACGACATAAGTAGACCTCAGCACCCAAACCCCTAAGCGTCACAGCCAATCGAGTCTCGGCCATGCCTACCTGCTCATTGGGCTCCCCATCCTCTTCTTTGCCGTCATAGTCAAAGATGATGTAGACCTTACGATGCTTTTCCTGAAAGCTGGTCTTACGCTTCCAATAGATCTGCATCAGGTCCTTGTGAAGATGCAAGCCCGACTTATCAGTCCAAGATGTCACACCGGCCAAGCCCAAGGCTGCGTAGGGCAGCTGGTCAGCAACGATCTTCCTGGTGATGGCCCAGGCTTTGAATTCTCCCTCCGTGATGATGAGGGGCACATCCACGTCCGAGCAAACTTGCCTCCATCCAACCGTGGGCGGGAAATAGATATGACTGCCACTAGCTCGGGGCTGCGAGTACTTCATCTTGGTGCGTGGGCTAAGCAGCCTAACACGGGAGAAGCCGGTCTCTTGCCCATCGATGTCGAAGTACGGGAGCTTGATACTCCACTCTTTGGTATGGCCTAGTGTGCTGTACGTCTGGTCTGGGTCCAGCAACTCTAGGCCCAGTGCCTGCTCATCAGCAGGCCCAAAGCCCCTAGCTTGTAAGAAGTCTTGGTATAATGTCTTTGGTTGTGTCGTCTGCGCTGCAAAGCCTGATGACATAGTCATTTCCTCTCAGGGATGTGTCAAGGTGAAGTGAATTAAGCAGTTGCCAAACCGATGACACAATTGCAAAGGCCGTGGCTCCATAAGGGTCACGGCCTCTTCTTTTTGTGCTGTCAAAAATCAAATGAGTCACAGGGTTGTCTCAGTGTTAACTTTCGTTTTCGAGTGTAATAGCCCCCATGCTCAGTGAAAGCCACCACACCATGTCCTCATTATATCTATGGCAGTGGGCCATGGCACAACGGGCTACATTGTGGCTCAAACCTGAAGAAACGAAAGTATACAAGTACATCTTTTTTCTAAAACAAACTTACAAGAATGCACAAAAAAGTGCAAATTTTTTCAAAGACCTGTGTACTTATCACGCTCTTGACCTATAATCCACTTACAGCATCACAAACAAGCTGTATGTTCTTAAACTGATTTTTGAAAGGTACTGCAAAATGGCTCACATGATCGCTCAAACCTCCACCGGCAAAGCTGCTATGGCCTACGTTGGTGACACTCCTTGGCATGGCCTCGGCCAGAAACTGACCAAGGACTCTCCCCTTGAAACCTGGGCCGAGGAATCTGGCCTTGACTTCAAGTTGGCCATGGCCACTGTCAACTTTGACATCCCGGCTAGCCCCTGGAATGGCATGCGCACCGAGAAGGTAGCTTACCATGGCAAAAAAGTGATGTACCGCACCGACTCCAACCTACCTCTCGGCCTCGTGTCTAACTCCTACAAGATCGTGCAGCCGATTGAGGTCCTGGAATTCTTCCGCGACATGGTCGGCACCATAGCCCACTTGGAGACTGCCGGCGTCCTGCGCGGTGGTGCTCACTACTGGGCCTTGGCTCGGATGGATGGCGAGTTCAACGTGGCCGGTGACAATGT